TGGTAACGGGGATTAAGCCAGCAAAAAGTCCCCAAATTCCTGATTTTACCTTCAGCATTACTACATCACCACGTAGATGATCAATTTTACTCTCCAAGTTTCCTATATGCTCAGAAAGCCTGTCAATCTCACTAATTACAAGCTTTTTGTAGTCTCGCCAATCCCCGTTTTCGTTAGCCATAAGTATCCTTTAATAGTATCTAGTGGGACTAAGCAAGTCTTTGTACGAATAAGGTTGAAGCAGAGTTAATAGTTAAAGTAATAGTGCCTTCTGAGTTAGCAAGTGCTGTCACATAAATAGCATCCACTCCTTCTGTAACTGGTCCGACCCAATCTAAAACAACTGCATGAGGATCTGTTACTGTATGAATCCTATAAGTTTGTGTATACGCTAAGGACCCATTCGTATAAATTTTAAAAATAGAATTAGTATTAGTATTAACAGTACAAGCAGCAGTCCATACAAGCCTGTAAATTCCTGTAGAACTAACATCTAACTTATCAGTGGACTCATCCCATAAATAGTACCCATTGGTATTATTTGACCCCACTCGCCCAACAGAAGATGTTCCTTGTACTGTAGTTCCTTCCCCAAATTTAACTTCAGAAGCTGTATTCGTACCATCACCTACAGAACTTGCCCAGAAGAAAGAACCAGCCCCGTGAGGTTGCCTAAAATCAGATAATGTAGGAGTGCTATTATCAAAAATAGCAACAGAAGTGTTAGAGGAAGTAGTTACCCCTTCTGTGTTTCTAGCTTCGCCAGAAGTATAAACTCCATCAGTCGCAGTTTCTAACTTTTTAACATTATTATGATATAACCAAACGGCTGCATTCTCATTAAATCTAGCAAAATCTTCTCCAGTATTTGATTTGAGATGAACATCGTCTTCAGCTTGAAGAGTTAAGGTCCCATCATAAGCTTTAATTAGGTTTTCATAAGATGCATCGTCATCTCGCCTAACAACTAAAGCATGTCCTTCAGTATCCACAGCACTGATAGACGAGCTAACCGTCAAATTATTAATAGCAGATGTAGCACCGCTTACAAGTAAATAACCCTTAATAGTAGTATTTCCACTTACGTTAAGACTTCCCGCATCATCTACATTATATACGCCTGAAAGCTGTAGAGCAGGATTTGCTATCAATTTATCAAGAAACACCGACCCATCTGATTTAGTAGTAAAATTACCAGTCAGAGGTATGTTCTTTAGATTTTCGTCTAAAGCCATAGCTTATTACATCTCTTTAGGTGGGAAAGGTTTTTTCTTCTTTTTGGGAGGGAACGGAGTCTCTTCTTCACCTTCTTCTGGCATTTCCTCTTCCATCCCCTCTTCAGGAGTTTCCTCACCAAACCCTTCCTCTTCTGGGGGAAGTTCCTCTTCTTCGCCCACCCCCGCTTCGTCCTTAGCAGATTCAATTTCAGTAGTCAAATCAGCAACCAAACTATTAAGTTTCTCAAGATTTGCCATCAGTTGATCTTGTCCAATCTCTTCAGAGGGAATCTCCTCTTCCTCTTCTGGCATTTCTCCCATTTGATCCTGCTCCATACCTTGATCCATTTGCTGCTCTGCTGCTTCTTGATCAAACTCCCCGTTAGCTGCTGCTGCCGCATCCTCTGCGTCCATAGGAGCTTCCTGGTCTAAGGTTTCGTCAGAAGGATATTGCTCTTCCGCTCCGGCCATCGCTTGCTCCTCTTCATCACCCATCATTTGCTCTTCTTCCCCACCCATCATTTGCTCTTCTCCTGGCATTCCTTGTTGGGCTCCTCCCATTGTTTTTAAAACATGACCAATCTTTTCAAGATCTGTTGCTACTCTCCCAAGATCAACATAATTCATGAAAGAATTTTCTTGTAGCACATCCGAAAATCCGATGTGATAAAATAAAGCACTAAGATAATCATTAACATCAATTGCTTCAACACCGTTCTTTTCTTTTAATAAATTGCCCATCTCAGAAAGGATTTTCTTATTAATGGAATCCTTTGGACATACTCTCGCTAACGATTCAAAAACCACAACTTGAGCATTTAAAAGACTTTTGAAAGAAGGAGTATCCTTTAACGTATTAATGTTAATACCATACTGCTCATTAAGAGTTTTAATAAACAATTCTTTAGCTGGCTTTTTCAACTCAAAAATACGTGCGGCAAAATCTTTAAGATCCTTATCCTTAATAGCTATGGATTCATTTAAAGCTAGGGATTTGTTAATAACATTTAATAATTGCTTCTTAGAAGCTAATGCTAAATAAGGCACCTCGGCAATAGCCTCACTGAGAATTTTTGTTAAATCCTCAACCTCAGGATTAAAGACATGTCCACACATTTCATTAATCTTATCGTTAGAAGCCCACACTGCATCAAAATTATCTTTTGAAGTAAGCAGTTCCTTACGAATTAATTCTTGCTGGCATATCATTTCATAAATTGAATCAGAATTACCATCCCTAAGAGTATAGCTTTTATTTTCTGCTAAGGTATCATAACTTAATCTTGGGAAATCAAATGCCCTGGAAACCGTATTAGACAGCTTAACAGAATTTTTAATCTCTTCTATATTTTCAATCTTATCATTATTTTCTTTAAGGTGATCCGCAATATTCTTGGTAGCTTCTAACAATCTTGTGAATTCAGGAGTATTAATTATATTAGTAGAAGGACCAAACTTTTCTTTTGCTTCTCTTATTTTTGCTTTCACCTTATCAAACTTTAATCTGTCTTCCCATAAGGACAGAAGATTAGAGAATGTTAGTTCAGCCTGTGGATAAGAATTTTCATATAAGTTCTTTATAAAGTCGCCAACCTTATTTCCAACAAAATTGTCATATTTCTTCGTATCTTCAAAAACATCAGAAGACTCTACCTTTATATCTTCAAGAACTACATCCTTGGCAATGGAATACTTACCCTTAACAATTTTATTTGATTCAGTCAGATACGTAGCTTCATCTTCAGTAATAGAAAATAATTCTACGTTTTCCCTCAGAGACCTACCAAGACAATCGCCCATTTTGATCAAAAGCGAAAGCTTATTATCTCTATTATGTAATACATGTGTCAACATAAATTTAATACTCCTACTTATCTTATATATGTAATCTAGATTTTCTTAGTTTCTAGTTTTTATTCTTATTTTCTTCTCTTAAAATCATTCTAGTTACTTTGGCTATTTCCCCGTTTCGATTATCCATAAGTAATTTACTTCTAAGAGCCTTTAAGGTGTCTATTCTAGATATACCTTCTTGTGCTGTGGGAGGGATATTCTCCTCTCCCTCCATCCCCATTTCCGGTCCTTCAGGGGGAGGTGCGCCCATTGGAGGACCGCCCATAGGGGGAGCCCCTGCACCCATGTCAGGAGGCATCATAGCTTGCTGCTGCTCCATCTGTTGTTCCATCATCTCTTCCATTTCTTCCTTAAGCTCTTTTTCAATCTCCTCAATTTCTTTATCATTAAGATTATAGTAATCTTTATAAATTTTAGTTTTTGGAAATAATTGAAGAGCTAAGACCTGACTAACCACGCCCGCCTTTTGAAGTTCAATATCTAATCTTCGTTTAGTGAACATGTCAGAAGGATCAGGAAGTTCCATCCTAAGGGTTTTGATTAAATTATCAGGAAATCCTTTAATCTTAAGATGTCTTTTTGCAATAGATTCAAGAGCAACTTCAATACTGTGTTGAATCCTAGAAACAGTCCTAGCAAATTTAACATCTAGTTGAGACAGATTAGCTTTTCTCTCAGGAGATTGTTCTTTCTCGACAATATAATCTTTAGGTATCTTAAGAGCGGCTAAAAGTTTATCCCTAAAATACTTAACATCATCAACCTCTCCTAGATTTTGAGCCCCCGGAAGGGTATCAATTTTTGTACCATTCCCACCCCTAGTTGGGACAAAGAAATCCTCATCAGCGGATAAAGGGTTGTACCTTGCATCAATCTGCCCTGTATTACGATCAAAGAACTTTTCTTTTTTAAACTTTTCCTTCAATCGTTCAATAAACATTTCGGCCTTAGACGAGGGAAGCTGACCAACGTCAACATAAAAGATCCTACGCTCTGGGGCTCTCATTAACCTATAGATTAACATAGCATCTTCCATTAGCTTCAAAGATCTATAAATTTGTCTAGCTAGAGCAGCAATTGATTTCCCATATGGATAAAATAACGGATCGGAAGAATGAAGCCTAAAGTGAACAATCTGATTCTTATCAAGTTCAATATACTGTTTACCCTTCATAAATTCGCCCTGAACTCCGTAAGAATCCCAATCATTCTTTTGTGGGATCTCTTGCAGGAAATCAGTTAGATACCCATACTCATTTTCAACTCTAAGAATATAATTAGGATTAAGAATCTTAATTCTGTTAATGCCTGCCTTAGGATTATCTAAATCTACAATCAACTCAATAAAACAATCGCCATATTTTACAGTGTTGCGAATAATGTCCCAATAGAATCTATCAAATTTTATTGTCTCAAATAAATTCTCAACTTCTTTTTTAACCAACTCATCATCGGTTATTACTTCCCATCTAGTACCCTCAATGTTTTTCTGAGAACAATCATCTGCATAAATATCAAATGCTGCACCAATTTCTGGATACTCATCCATCAATTCATATTCTTTATACCTGCGTTTGCGATTTACTTCTATTTCTGGAATTACAGGAAGACTACCTCTAGAGACTGAGAAAGATGCAGGATCTCCTGAGGGCCTATCTAATTTAATGACATCATGAGAAACTACAGTGTCACCACTTATGGGTTTTTCACGTACGTCTGGGTCATCTCCAAATTGGCGAACTATCTCAGGCTGTGCTTTAGTTGCAAAAAACTTGGAGAAAAATCGACCTAATCTGCCCACTGGATAAAAGAACCAAGAACCTCGCATAGGAGATCCTCCGAACTCGGTGTATCCTTCTTCAATTACATCCTTATCCTTGTCTACTTCATCAGCCATTTTAAATCTTCCTCAGTAATACCACCGTGGGTCTTCATTGTATATTTAGTTGTTCTAACGGGACTTAATGGTCTATTTATACTAGTTCCTCTCATATGTTCTATAGGGGTCTTTTCCATTATATTATTATAGCCATAAACTGCTAAAGCCATACTGATCACCAAATCATCGTGATACCCTTGTTCGGCTTCTGCCTTACCATTTTCAGCGACTATGAATGTAAATAACTCATCCACAGTCCTGTCTGAATTAATTCTAATTGTTGATGTTCTGATTGCCTCTTCTAAATCAGCCAGGAGAACTTCCCTGTTCATATTAGTAACTTGATATCCCATATTACCTTTATCGTCAATCCAAATATTCTCATATTCAAGTGCTGTAAACAACCAATCAATAAGATTATTGCCTATGGTATTTCTTTCAGAAATTACCGCTGCTGTATTGTATAAATTAGCCTCCGTCGCTATAATTTGGGCAAACTCATTGATAGGAGTCCTATTAGAATAAAACTCTGCAACTTGTTCACCATTGTACATGTTAATAATTTGAAAAGCAGAATAGTCTCTACCTCGACCCAAAGAAACATCGGCAGCTAAAACATATTCGTAAGATGGATTTACATCTTTCCATACTCGCATCCTATTATTATACTTTATATAAAACTCATCACTTACCTGCTCTTTGATATAAGTTAAAATCTCTCCATCAACGTAAGTGTCACCAGTGCCAAGAAAATCACATTCAAATTCCTGTAGCCATTTCCTGGGAGAAATATTAGACTTTGTAGTTTCTTCCCATTTATCAACATCCAAGGGAGTTTCCAAGGACATCATATATTCATATAAATCTTCATAGCCTTCCTGCTTTTTATACTCTGGGTGCTCTTGCCATTTTATGTCGATTGCAGTGAAGGCATTCTCATCTTTTACAGCCCCATGATACATATCGTGGAACCAGTTACCAATACCATTAACTGTTGATAGGATAAAGGCAGCACCTCCAGTAGAAATTACAGGGTAAGCAGCAGCCCAAATAGTATCAATATTTTCAATAAAGGCTGCCTCATCTACTATTAGCAAGGATCCTGCTAAGGATCTACCTGATTGTTTACCTGATGCCCTTGATCTGATGAC